GGTTACATACTATAACCGCCAACTTCAAAATGTGTCTGCCGGCCGTATCGAGGCAGACTCTTTAGATGCAGTCAACGGCAGTCAATTATTCGCAGTAGTTGATGAAGTAGAAACTAACGCTAAACAAATTAGCAAAAACAAACAAAACATTAAAGATGTAGCAATCGGATTAAACATGTTAGGCGACGTGGTGAACGATCATGAGCAAGCTATCGCAGGTAATACTACTGCAATCGCTAACAACACTAACCGCATCAATGGTAATACATCTGCTATCAATTCCCTTGGCCAAAAGGTAACTGCTAATACAGCGGATATTAGAAGCCTAGAACACGTGGCAGATAATCACGAAGGGCGTATCACAACTTTAGAAAATCGTTCTTTGGGCTTAGTCAATGACATTAACAACAAGGTCAACAATCTTGGTCAACGTGTTAATAAGTTAGGTGCAAGTTCCGCAGCACTTGCTGGTCTTCACCCATTAGACTTTAACAGAAATGACAAAGTCAGCTATGCTGTAAGTTACGGCCATTACCGTAACAGTAATGCAGTAGCGCTTGGGGTATTCGCAAGACCTAATGAACGTACAATGCTTGGCTTTGGTGCTACTTTAGGCGGTGAGAACCAATACACAGTCAACCTTGCATTTAAAACTGGTAAAGGATCTGATTACATCGCTGAAGCCAAAGATGCGCAAAGCCGCATCTCTAAACTCGAAGCATTATTACAGAAGTTAATGGCTGAAGTAGGCAAATAATGGTAACCGTAAAAGCAATTGCTAAAGAGCTCCATGAACGTGGGCATTACCTCGACGAGCTCTACCAAATTACTATTGCCTATGCTACTAGCTTACACGTTCGCTATTGCGCAGTAGATGCTAAGTGTGAAGCGATAGAGGACTATTATAAAACTGAATTAGACCTTTCGAAATATTCTTGGGAAGAAGATGACAAATGGATTCAACTAGATGACGAAAGGTCTGATATCGAAGATGAATTAGAAGAATTATTTAATACAGTAATAGGGTTCGAACATGACTGTAACCCATTTAAGAAATAAGGAGACCGTAACAATGGCTAAATTAACAACTGGTATCGTAAGACTTTCCTATGCAAACATCGCTCAACCTCGTAAAAACGATGACGGCAAAGCAAAATATAGCTCTCAAATCATTATCGACAAAACAGATAAGACAACAATCCGTGCTTTCGAAAAAGCAATCGAAGAACTTAAGGCTGATCCAAAAGCAGTAGCTAAGGTAGAAGGTAAAGCAGCATACCTTAAATTGAATTTACGTGATGGTGATACAGATGAAGCAGTAGCTGACCAACCTGAAACATACGCAGGTAAATTCTTCATCAATGCGAATAGCGATAAACAACCTATCGTATTCACTCGTGACAAAATCAAGATGGACCAATTCGATATCGAAGAAGGAATCTACTCCGGTGTGTACGCGCAGGTCGCATTATCTGTTTTCGCTTATAACTTCAACGGTAAAAAAGGTGTAGGCTTTGGTCTAAATGGTGTTCGTAAAGTTAAAGATGGTGACCGCCTTGGTGGTGTTCATGTATCTGCTAGTGACTTTGGTGACGATGATTTAGGCGACCTAGACGATGACGAATTTATCTAAGGAGGCAATTATGGAGCTCAGTATTGATGTGGAAACGTATTCCGACTGCCCTATTAAATATGGGGCTCAGCGATACGTTGATGATACAACATTTGAAATACTGCTCTTTGCCTACAGCTTCGATGACGAACCGGTCGAAGTAATTGATATGACAAAGGATCCACTGCCCGAAAGGGTGGTGGACGCTTTGTATAACAAGGAAATTACAAAGACCGCTTTCAACGCAGCATTCGAAATGTTGTGCCTTAAAAAGTACTTCCCTGATGCGGATTACACGAATTGGGAATGTACCTCTGTACTAGCGTTATACTGCAGTTTGCCTGCAAGCCTCGATAATGTGTCTAAGGCTTTACGATTAGGTGAAGCCAAGGATGCAAGAGGTAAACGCTTAATTCAATTCTTCTCTGTACCGCGAAAACCAACTAAGACAAATCCTAAGACACGTAATATGCCTGAGGATGCGCCGGAGAAATGGGCGGAATATATTGAATATAACCGCCAAGACGTAGTAGTAGAGAAGGCAATTCGTAAGCGCTTACTTTCGCTAAAACCACCTGCTATCGAGCACGAGTACTGGTTACTCGACCAAGATATCAACTGGCGAGGCGTGAAAGTAGATATGGAACTCGTCGATGCAGCTCTTCAATGTAACGATGAACTTGTGGAGGAGGCCACCGCATCATCGGCACGACTAACAGGGTTAGATAATCCCAATAGTCCATTGCAACTTAAGGATTGGTTATCAAATCGCCTTGGCTATGAAGTCGAGACCATGCGAAAAGAAGACGTGTCTAATCTACTGTCACAAGATATTCCTTCCGATGTGCGTACCGTGCTGAAGAACAGGCAAGTCCTGGGCAACTCTTCAATTAAAAAATACTTGGCTATGAAGAACGCTGTGTGTTCCGATGGTCGCATCCACGGCATGCTTCAGTTTTACGGAGCGATGCGTAGTGGACGATGGGCAGGGCGTGTAGTACAACTACAGAACCTACCTCGTAATTACCTAGAAGATTTAGACACAGCCAGGGACGTCCTTAAAAGTAAAGACGTAGAAATGCTAGACCTACTATATGGAAATCCTGGCGACGTGATTAAGCAACTTATCCGTACTGCTCTCGTAGCAGAGGATGGGCACCGATTTATTGTAGCTGACTTCAGTGCCATTGAAGCCCGTGTTATCGCCTGGCTTGCTCACGAGAAATGGCGCCAGGATGTATTTGCGCAAGGTGGTGACATCTACTGCGCATCCGCATCTAGTATGTTCCACGTACCGGTCGAGAAGCACGGCGTCAATGGCCACCTTCGCCAAAAAGGTAAGGTAGCAGAATTAGCGCTCGGCTATGGTGGCGGCGTAGGAGCCATGAAAGCAATGGATACTAAAGGTGAAATCCCCGAGAAGGAATTACCAGGTATCATCGAAGCGTGGCGACAAGCAAGTCCACGAATTACGAAATTTTGGAAAGATGCAGACAGCGCAGCAAAGCAAGTAGTGAGAACAGGAGAACCCGTACGAATTAGACAAGGCAATATTAAATTCTTTAAATCGAAAGGCTTCCTGTTCATCGAATTACCGTCCGGTCGTAGACTTGCCTATGCAAGACCTAGACTGGGGCTTAACCGGTTCGGTAGCGAATCGATTGAGTATGACGGTATGGATCAGGTTAAGAATACATGGGGCAGAGTTGAAACCTACGGCGGAAAGCTTGTCGAAAACATTGTACAGGCAGTAGCAAGAGATTGCTTAGCAGCCGCAATGTTAAGACTTGCTAAAGCAGGTTACAAAATTGTTGCCCACATCCACGACGAAGTGGTTATCGAAGCGTCTATAGGCGAAGGCAGTTTAGAAGAAGTAATAGATATTATGTGCGAACCGGAGCCCTGGAATGAGGGCCTTATATTAAACGCAGCAGGGTTTGAGAACCCATACTATATGAAGGATTAGGAGGACAATTCTTATGAAACTTTCAAAACAACATATTCAACAACAACGTGAAATGATCGACGGCTTATATGAACTCGTAAAAGATGCACCGGCTAGTGAACGTAAAGATTCAGCTATGGCATACTGTGAAGGCTGTATTGCTGCTTGTGATTTAGGCCTTAAAGTACTCAATGGTAAAAAGACCGAAGCACCTAAGGTGGAAGAAACTGCAGAAACTCCAGCGGTAGAAGCTACGGCCACTACTGAAGAGAAACCTAAACGTAAACGTACTACTAAAAAGAAAGAAGAACCTGCAGTCGAGGCTCCAGTAGTTGAAGAAACTCCTGAAGAAGACGATTTAGACGATTTGTTATAGATGAAAGGATAGCGCCTTATGACGGTATTATTTAGTTTATCAGTTAACAAGCTGTATGACCTAGTACGGCGCAAGCAAGTGAACACTTGGTCACCTGCTGTACATTACCACGTGGATTGCGGCCAATCATTTGCCTGCTTGTGGCCATCAGTATCTTCTGGGATGGGCAAAATAGTAGACCCTTATATATCAACTGAGTTCTATTGCCCACAATGTGGAGAATTAATCCGTACTAGAGGCGTCGATGGTGATTGTGTAGCCGATGCCTCCGGTAACGATAATGTTCCTTTAGATATAGAACTATCGGTTATTGATCGAGGGACAATCCTTGATATTAAATTTGACTATCACACAGTATATGTCGATAACGATACACAATCTATCTACCCTGGATACAAGCCTCATCTTATCGATATATTACGCTTTGATTTTAGGCAAGGAAAGGTATTTTTAGTTCAAAAGAAACGTACTCGCGCTGATATAGTATCGGAAATTGAACCTAATATATCTATCTTTTACTCTAAATCGCTGCCCTTGCACTGGCTAGTAGCAACTCCTAATTGTCGGTTATCGCAATATAAAAAGGAGCTACAAACTTTTGCTAAAGTGCTAAAACAAGCTTACTTCGCTAAGTTATCAAAACGAGTTGGGTATCAAGTTAAACCAATTAGGCAAGGGGTACTACTATCGTCCAAATACGGCGCGCTCGATAACTTACTCCATAATCTAGTGTGGAAGATGCACGCGCCGGATGCGCCTGCATTAAATGACAAGTTAGTTAGAGACCACGACAGCTACTTCAGACCTTTCGGGGCTAAGTTAACAAGTACCTCAGCTATTACTGAGTTAACTAGTGCCGGCGTACCGTTTATCAAAGCTCTTATTCAGCTTTATAAAGTACCGGATAAGCGCTGGGTTCGAAAATTATTAACTATCCGTCCTTTCTTCTATATCAAGGTAATCCAAACTGCTAGCAAGGTATTCAAAAGCATGGATTATCAGAAAGCATTCACGGACCTTGTGGCAGAGGAAGGTGGAAAAACTAGGTATATCCAATCTTGGCCTATATGGAATGATGAGCAGGCCTTGCTTACTGTTACTGCTTTTCTCAAGCTTATGCGTCACCAATATGGCGAACGTCGAGTTCTATTATTCTTAAAAAATGCCGACTCCTATTCGGAAGTAAAAGATACTGCGGATATGTATAACCGATTATCAAGAGCTAGGAAAAAGGAGATTTGGGCTAGACGTATTCAAATTAAGGATCTACATGATGAGATTGTGTGTATATCCGAATTTGAAAAAGCAGAAAATGTTCCAGTACAACGCAGCATGCTCCATAGCAAGTTAATAGACTCCGTTGGTGGTCTAGATTTTGCTGTGGTTAAAACAACACACGATATAATTCGACTAGGCGTCCAACTCAATAACTGCGTAGGTACCTATGTAGAAAAAGTTAAAGAGCAAAAATGTGCTATTGTCGGTGTGTTTGAAAACAGTCGTCCAGTAGCGTGTATTGAGGTAAATCCTACAGATACCTCTGAAGCCTTTACCGTAATACACCAGGCTAAGCTAAAAAACAACAGAGGTGTACGAGATAATTACAATATTAATTATGCTGTATGCCAATGGGTTATAAAGCATAGATTGCAAGTGCCTAAATATTTAGGGGACATCCAGTTTGCGAAGGGAGGAGCGATGTAATATGGATACAAATATCATCATAGCTACGGGCAGAAGTCGCTCCGCCCGTAGCTGGAAGTCTCAGAAAATGACTTGGAGTGAATTGGCCAACAAATTGGCTGAACCTACTGTAACGAATGAAACGGCTGCTGAATACGCCAAGATGTCTAAAGCTGATCAAGGCCAAAAGAAAGACGTCGGTGGATTCGTCGGCGGATATATTCCTAAAAATGGTAGACGGGTTAGAGGCTCTGTTAAAGAGCGGTACTTGATTACTCTTGATGCGGATAATCCTAGTGAGGACTTTCTATTAGACCTCGACATGGAATTAGGCGGTATGGAATATGTACTCTACAGTACACACAGTCACACGGATGCTAATCCTCGTTATCGCGTAATTATCCCTGTTGATAGAGCGATGCAGCCTGATGAGTACCAGGCGGTCTCAAGACGAATTGCAGATAATATCGGGATTGAGTCTTTTGATCCATCCACACACCAGGCTGAACGTCTTATGTATTGGCCAAGCCACCCTAAGGATGTCGAGTATGTATATCAGCATAGTGAAGGCAACCTGGTATCTGTTGATCAGTGTCTAAGCACATATCGTGACTGGCGGGATACGAGTCTTTGGCCAACGTCTGATAAGGAATCACAAATTCGCCTTGATGCGGCCAAAAAGCAAGGTAACCCGTTAGAGAAAAAGGGTTTACTTGGCGCCTTTTGTAGGTGCTACAGTATCACGGAAGCGATAGAAAAGTTCCTTCCTGGTGTGTATGAGCCGACACAAGTTGAGGGCCGTTACACCTATACGGAAGGCAGTTCAGTCGGCGGTTTAGTTATTTACGATAACGACACCTTTGCTTACTCCAACCATGCGACTGACCCAATCAGCGGTAAGCTCGTCAATGCGTTTGACCTTGTCCGGATCCACTTATTCGGCACCAAAGATATTGGCGAAGACCCTACGACGGCAGTTACTAAATTACCAAGCTACAAAGAAATGATAGACTTCGTCAACGAAGACGGCGCAGCACCAATCCTGCTCGACAAAGAACGCATGGCGGATATGGATTTTGAGGATATCACGGACGACGAGGATGGCTTACGAGCAAAGCTTAAACGTGACCGTAAAGGTAATCCTGAGTCTGACGTATTTAACTGTTTAGTAGTACTTAAACAGGACCCAGCATTAAAAGGTAAAATCCGTCTCGACGAATTCGCGCATCGGTTAGTTGTAACTGACGACCTGCCGTGGCGTGGTAAGGACGAAACTCCGTACTGGACAGATACCGACGATGCGTGTCTACGTAACTACTTCGCTACAAAATACCTTATCAAGGGTAAAGGCATTATCGACGATGCCTTGCAAGAGGTAACGCAAGATAATAAATTCCATCCGGTACGCCAGTACTTAACTGGTTTAACTTGGGACGGTGAATGTAGAGTCGATACTCTATTTATCGATTACATCGGAGCTGAGGATACCGAATACATTCGAGCGGTTACACGTAAATGGATGTGTGGCGCCATCGCACGAGTAATGGAACCTGGCGTTAAGTTTGATACGGCGATTGTGTTATATGGCTCTCAAGGTCTTGGTAAATCATTAATTCTAGAGCGGTTAGGCCGTAAATGGTTTAACAACTCTTTAGTTGACATTAAAACCAAAGACGCTCTTGAACAAATCCAGGGCTCATGGATCAACGAACTCGCTGAACTTGCACCGACCTACAAGAACGATAACGAAATCGTTAAAGCCTTTATCAGTCGTACCTCGGACCGGTTCCGCTCGCCTTACGGTAGACGGACCGAAGAGTATCCGCGCCAGTGTGTATTCGCTGGTTCTACTAATAATCTTATGTTCTTAAAGGACCGCACTGGTAACCGCCGATTCTGGCCAATCACTGGTGATAAGGACCGCAAGACTAAGAACGCCTGGGAGTTGTCAAAGGACGAAATTGACCAATTATGGGCGGAAGCGTTCACGTATTGGGCAGAAGGTGAACCTCTTGTATTAGAGGGCGAACTTGAAGAAGAAGCTCTTAGAATCCAATTATCACACACTGAAGGCGGTGAACTCGTAGGACTCATTGAGGAATACCTCGAGATGGAACTACCTGAAGATTGGGAGTCTAAAGATATCTACGATCGCAGGGAGTATATCCAGAATTATGGCGATGACGATTATTGTGGTTCAGTGCAGCGGGAGCGGGTGTGTGCCCTTGAGATATGGTGTGAAGTGATGGAGGGCGACAGGAAGAACCTGCAGAACGCAAAGGCAAGAGAGATTATTGACATCTTGCAATCTATTAAAGGGTGGAGTCCTTATTCAAAGAGCGTTGGGAAGATGCGTTTCGGTAAATTATATGGCGTTCAAAGAGCGTTTATTAGGGATGCGAGTACCCTCCAAAATAAGGCTAAAACGATAACTAAAAATCGTAAATAATCGTGTTGCCGATTTTTGTTGCCGATTAGCTAATTTTTATATATTGAGGTTTATCGAAATAATTTTTATACACGCCTATACATCGATGAACTTTGATATAAGTTAAAAAATCGGCAACGGCAACACGTGTGGCAACAAAATCGGCAACACGTTTGGTGTAGTTGTTATCTATCTTAAATGCAATTTGTTGCCGATGTTTTCTATTATTTACTATTAATTAAA